GGGGAGCTAAGCTCCCCAATGTTGACTATGCAACTATCCAATCATAAACTAAATTATGCACCGAAAGATACAGTACCAGAACCGCTAGTATCAATAGAACCAACAAATTCACGTACTGGCTGTGCTTGTTTTCCAGCAAAAGTAACAGTATAACCGTTCTGACCTTGCACCTCAGCCTCTAAAACTTCATTAGCGATAGCATCTACATGAGCATCAGTACCCATGATTTCATCATATCCTAATACAAAAGCTTTATTATCATTAGTTTCTTTGTTGTAAGTTTCAAAGATTACAACTAAACCACATGACTCAACATACGAGTTAATACCTTTTGCTTTAACTTTCTCCATTTTTGGAGCAAATAATTCTAAAGAAGTTTCATAAGAAATAGAACCGTTTTCTCTTGAACCTTCTGAAGAGTATGACTTAGTTTCTAGCTCTCCTTCGATTTCATACCATACATCATCTGTAGTGCTAAGCGTTACAGCTGTATATGAATGGTTATCAGTAGAGGCAGTGAAACTAGTAATATCATCTTTATTAATAACGAATACGCGCTTAATACCTCCGCGTCTATTTTCATCGTTACATGCTAGTAAAATATCAGTTGAAATTTCTGCCATTTTAATTAATTTAATGAGTTAAAAAAATGCCCCCCATTAAAGAGGGGCTTTATATCTTAGTAGTAGAAAGAAATTAATTCTCCGAATACAAACTGAGCACCCATTTTGTACTTAGCGATAATTTTCAATAACTCATCGTCATCGTCATTACTTCTAAATTTCAACTGAGAACCAGCATCAGCAACATCAGTACCGATAACTAAGTTATCATCTACAGTGTATACCATCATATTCTTACCTATGTCAATTCCTAAAGTCTGAGAGTTAGGGTTAGCAGCGTCAGCTAACTGAGTATCCCATCCAGTAACCTCTACAACAGGAATACCTCTAAAAGTAAGAGACTGTCCATCTTGTAATAATTGAAGTCCTAAAGCATTACCAGTACCTAATTGCTCGTAAGTAGTCATTAAGTTATCTACGATAGTAGCAGTAACTCTAAAAGACTTAGAAGCGTTAGGCATTTGTCTCAATACTTTAGTTTGATTTTCGTAAGCAGATTTTAAAAGCTCGTAAGCTCCATCAGCTACTAAATCTCCATTAGTATCTTCAACACCAGCGATAGTAGTCATTTCAACATACTGTCCTAAAGAAGCTGAATCATCTACAAATAACTGTACAAAACCGTCAAACTGGTTATAGTCAGAAGATGCAGCAGTAGAAGCAGCGAACCATGCCATACGACCATTGTCATCCATGATAGCCTCAGCAACTCTTTTTCTAGCAACTTCACCTACTACAGTATCAGTAAGATCATCAATGTCAGTACCAGAACCGTAAAACTCTTCGAAGATAGTACCGTAAAAAGCATCACCACACTCCTCTAAGTTTACTTTAAGTTTTGCAACTTCTAAAGTTCTATCAGATACGTTAGTAACTCCTCCAGTAGCAGAAAAACCACAAGTTGAGTACTTTCTTACGATTTTCGTAAGAGATGAGTTAAGGTACATATTAGCCTTAACTTTAATGTTAGGGATAACTCTAATCCCTGATAAATCCGAGCTACCCTCTTGAGGTGCAAATAGGATTTCTGTAAATTCCTGTCCAGCGTAAGTAGAAGAAATTGATTGTGTAATAAAATTTGCCATTTTTATAAAAAATTTAATTAAGCTTTATATGAAGATTTTAAAATATTAAGGATAGCAGCACCTAACTCATCAACCTCTTCAACTTTAGCTTCAGGGTTAGATACATCCTCTTTAGCCTCTAGTGGCTTTCTGGATGCTTTAGCTTTATCCAATTCTTTTCTTAATTCTGCTAATTCAGAAGCATGAGCCTCTTCTTTTGCAGATACTTCAGCTTTAATTTCTGCCATCAATTCTGCTTTGATAGCTTCCATATCTACTGAATCATTAGGCTGTTCTGTTACATCTTCAGTAACCTCCTCACTAACTTCTTCAGTAGCCTCTACAGTAGCTTCTACCTCTTGAGTCTCCTCAACAGTTTCTTCTACTTCTTCTACTGCTTCAGCTTTAGGAGCTAACAAATCAGCAACATAAGCCTTTAACTGGTCTAATAGACCTTCTTTGTTTTCAGACATATTCACGTTATTTAATTGATTTACATAATTAGAGGGTACTTTTTCATACCCTTTCTTAGCTAACTCTTTAGGTGATGCATAAGCAGCAATCGCTAAAGCTCCTTCTATTTCACTAATAAAATTATACTCTTTAGCCTCCTCAGCAGTTAACCAGGTCTCATCATCCATCATAGACTGAACTTTCGATAGTTCTAATCCTGTAGCATTAGAATAGATTTTAGCAAGTTTTAAATTAATCTTATCCATTAACTCAGCTTGTTTCTCTAGCTCCTCTGTATATTCTCTGATCTCATCGCTGTTCATACCTGACATAGATACTACGGGCATCCATGCGTTATGAATCATGAAAAAACTGTTCTCAGTCATTACAGGTAACTTATCACCAGATAAAGCTATTATAGTCGCTGCACTAGCTGCTAAACCTTCTATTTTTACATTAACACTAAAAGTAGAGTTTTTAAGAAAGTCATAAATAGCAAGTGCATCAAATACAGAGCCACCTCCACTATTTACAGTTAATTCAATCTCTTTATATCCTGAGCTTTTAACCTCATCGATAAAACTCTTAGCGTCTATACCAAAAGAACCTATCTCTTCGTCTATAGCTATTGATAGCTTATTCTCAATAGAATTATTTATAGAATACCAATTCATCATTACAACATTAGTTATTAATTATTTAATAGATATATAAAAAAATTATATAAAAAAAAAGAGGACTGTAATAGTCCTCTAAACCGTTGTTACAAATTGCTAAGAAAAGCTGTTAATCAAATATAACATTTATTTTTTATCTAAGATGATTTTTTGAATTAAGACTACAGATACATCATACTTTACTGATAAATTATAGTAAATATCTCTCATTTTATTTAACGGATTATTTCGCATTAAGTAGTAATCTTTGATTATGGAAATGTTTCTTACTGCCTTTTCGTCTATTAATCCAGCCTCTAAGAGTATTGTAGCTGCATGTTTACCATCTACAGCATTATCAACATAACTGTAAAGCGTTTTTTCTAAAACATCTACCAGCTCTTTGATCTCTGATGGAAGAAGTTTATCACTCTTTGACGGCATTTTCCACATGATACTTGAAAATTAGGCTCTATTAATTCTTTAAATTTCTGTATAAGGTAATCTAAACTTTTACTATTAGGCATAAGTTTAGCGTAAGTTTTACTTACAGCATCTTTTATAAGTTGCTTAGTTTCCTGGTCTAAGTTTTTAATATTTTCTTCTGGATTAAAGTCTACCATTTTCCTAGAGGACATTTTTCATCTTGCCATATCACTTTATCAGCTAAAGCACATTTACAAATTTTGCATTGAGCTACTCCTCTTTTTTTAAACACGAATAAGTATCTAAAGTTATTTCTTTTTTGAGGGCATTTACTGCATAAACGTAATCTAAGAGATTTAGTTAATTCAGTAGATAAATCGCTACTAATATTTTTTAGTTTTCCGAAAAGGTTAGTTAACCACATAAGACAAATTTAATTTTTTTTTTAGATTAAAATTTTGTTTTAGACATTGTCTATAATATATATCTATATATATCTTTATCTTTATCTTTATCCTTAGCCCCTTGTAAGGGGCTTAGAAGCCCCTTCTATTTAACATAATATTGTTAATAATTCAAACAAAAAAAAAGGGCAAAACTTTTACATCTTGCCCTAAATTATATTAACTATTTACTATTATCCGAAAGTAGCCTCTGACTGAATATTATTAACTTTTATACTTTCTGTAGTGGTATCCGTTGCAACATTTTGCACCTTAATAGCACCTATTGAACTTATAACAGCCTTAGAAATTCTGTTTTCCATATCCGTTAAATCCATGCCAAAATTACCGCTAGTAAATCCACCATTAGCAAAACCAATACTAGATAATGGAGTAGGTTTATTCATTCTCATAGACTCTAAAGCTCCTACTAATTGACCTCCTCTTTGAGACTCTAATACGTGTTTAGGTACTACATATTCACCTTCATGAACAACACCAGCTTGTTTAAATCCTGTACTATCTGGAGAGCCATAACCATCACCAGTATATCCACCTTCAGCAAATCTCTGAGAGGCTACAATACCAGCCTGTACAGCAGACCTAGCAACAGCTAAACCAGTTAATACAGACGCTTGAGAAATACCAGCAGCGCCAAAAGTAACAGCGTTAGCAGGGTTAGCAGCAGCGTTAGCATTAATAGAAGCTATTTCTCTAGCTAAACTAATAGCTATCTGTGCAATTTCTAACCTCTTTTGCTTATTAAATGCTTTTCGCTCTATCTCTTCTCTTTTCTTTTCAAAGTCCTCTTGAGATATTAAGCCTTGTTCTAACTGAGCATCTAAAGCAGCTAGTTCAAGTGTTTTTTGACGCTCTACACGTCTATTACTAACATTTATTAAAGCGTTAGCAGTTTGTTCTGCTAGTGCTATTTTTTGATCT